CGCATGCTAGGCATAGCATGCACGACTAGGTCATTTAAGACCTACCCGGGATTTCTCCCGGGGACACGATGGTTAATAACGGTAGCGAATGCTACGTGTTCGAGAGCAATTCTCGAACATATTAACCACCACAGCAGTTTCCCACTGCTGCCAAGACAGCTTATATCCGTTAGATACGCTGTCAGCAGGGATGTAATCCCAATTGGGAGTACATCGCGGCTTTTGCTGATACATCTTACGGTCATGCCTGACCATGATGTAGTCAGCGTCCCATTTGCTAAATGGATTAGCTGTCGTACCTCGCGGTATAGCAACTAATTCGCCCCAAAGGAAACTACAAAACAACCCGTGAGGGTTATCCGGTAGGTTCCTCAACCTTCCAGGGGAGCGGATCCCCCCTCTGAGAATCAAGAGACGACTTCCACGGCGGTTCCAAGATTTATACTTGAAACTACTGTTTCGGTCGAGTCGAGGTTTACAGAGAGCTAGTGGAACACGTATACCTGAGTCCATATTGTCAGCGAAAGGCACAGGGGTCATAAACCTCTCGGGCAATTCGCTCAACAACAGGGATATAGTATTACTTAACGTAATACCGGTATACGCGGACCATTCGTTTAGTTGGTTGATAGCAACGAGAAGATCTTGCGGATTCGAAAGTTTCCTAATAGAAACTGGTCGAACCGGCTGGCCATTTAACCAGTCAGCTCCACAAGACTCTCGAAACGGTCCTTCGCGGAAAGATTTTGAGGCATTAATAATGAAGCCTAGTTTACCAAGGTAGTGAGTGACACGGTCGTAGATAGAACTACGGCATATCAGATCATCACCGAAGCAAGACCAGACCGCATTATCACCGTGATAGAATATCGCGGTACATGCCTTCAAAACAGCACTAAATATGATCGTTTGCAATGGAAACGTAAAACCGTTACCCATTGTGCTAATCATAAATAAAGCGTGATCTGACCCACCAATCTTAGTTGTACGTGAACGGAGCTGCAGGAGTAGTTCAAAGAACCACCCAGGCAAAATCCATTCGCATAGACCAAGAGAGATGGAATCAGAAGCAGAAGAGAGGTCGATGGTAGCGAAGCTACCATCAACTGATCCCTTCCTCGCCAGCTGGTGATTAACTAGAGGTTGGGTGCTGAGATGAATACCAAAGTATTCTCTCATCCTTTGCTCTAGAAGTGTTGCCAAACCAAGCTGATAATATGAATTCAGCAGAGGTTCGACACAGATCATCCGGCTTGTGCTTGCCGTTTTGGGAACAAAACTGCATCTGCTACCGCTCACTATGGAAGGAGTACCGAAACTTTCGTAGCGTTGGCATTCCGCATCGGAAAGAGAGGGTATCCTCTCACAATAGTGCCTATACATTTGGTATAGGTATTCTGACGTAGAAGTGAGGTGTGAGCAGAAGAACTTCTCATAATAAGAAGTACCAACTGCTCCTACCGCAGCACCTGGACCAGGTCTAGCAGTCTCGTTAAGACTGTATAAACTAGTTACCAGGGGCAACCCCTTTGGGTGAAAGAAGTCGTCTAATGTTTTACGGATCTCTCCATAAACCATATCGTCGACTTCCCACTCAGGGAGAGGAACTTTCCAATCTCTGCAGCGGGTATTAGCCGTCACAAAGGACTTAAGAGCCGTAGCATCAGCTTCTGTGGTATCACTCGGTATCCATTTACGGATAACAGAGTAAGCCATATAGGAAGATGCATAAGACTTATAAGTTTGACCAGCAAAAGGGACAGATTCATAAGAATCTGCCCGAGTTTCTGGTAAGTCAGAACAAACGGTTCTATAAAGAACTTCAGGACTAATGCCCATGGAGAACTCCTAGATCGTGCATAGACTATCGCCGTACTATTACTAGTACGTAAATAGAATTCCCTACTAACTTAGTATTTCATACCAAATTAGTAAGGAGAGGACTGTTGAAACTACCAGGATGCTACCGCGGTTAGATAACCCCGGTAACACTGGTATCACCAATTGATGCGGAGATCGAATTGATCGCCCCAATCATAAGGCTCAACATAGCGCGTACATTTGGCGCATCATTGGCGTCAGCGCCAGCCGGAATAGAGATCTCCAAGTTAGCCGAAGCTACTTGGGGAGTCTGTCCCGACAGGCAAGTGACACCTTTGCGTGCGTTAATTTTGTAAACGTTCCTCGGCACGTTTCCGAGTATACCCGTAACACTATTAAGACTCGGTATCTGTCGAAGGACAGGTGGCCGACTCAAAGTAATAGTGAAAGGACGCGTAGGTGAGGACGAAGAGTCCACGCCAGCCTGTGTTCCGGTAATGCCGGAAACAGCGTACTGCTTACCCGTATTAGAGGGCGCAGTATCGGTCGCAAGAGTATACGCGGGAGTTGTAAACCCCGTCTGAGCACCACCTGTAACGGGTGATGTAAGAGTGAACGACATTTCTGTCTCCAAAGGTTGACTATGAGAATAATTTACCTACAACTTTAAAGATGCGAGGTGAGAAAGCGGCCATCATGTTGACCCAGG